AGTCCATATCGCAAAGCCGACCACATAGATTGATTTGGCGATCATACGTTTTATCGTAATTCACAGTATTCACGCCAATTACGTCATCACCCTTATTAGCATAATTATTAACACACCATCTTTTTACTGCCTGTTTGAAAGTTGATGGAACTTCGGCCTGAGTAGCCCACCCACAAACAAATCTGATTGTGATAGCATTGCTCGGATAAAGTTCACCGCTCGGCCATGAACCTTGATATGGAAGTACAAGGAACCCGCATTGAGTTCCATTGGTTTCAACCAAATAATCAGTCCCGGCAGTCAAAGTAGTTACTGTTCCATCAGTATCTTTCCACGTTACAGACACAACAGAACTCAGATTTCCGAAGGGAATTTTAAGACGGCCATCTGAAGGCCAGCTTTTCGGACAGTAATCCCACGATTGGCTCATGATTCTCTTGGAGGTATCATTTTCTACCGCAAGACGACCATTGGCAATCAGTTCAGTCAATTCCCCATCATCACTTACATTCGGCTCCCAGACCATGATTGATGTGCCGAATTCACAAGCAGCTACCAATACTTTAGCTACCGTGCGAATGTATTTCTTAGCACCTGTGTACGCGATTTCTTGTATTGTGGTATCGTTTGCCTCTGTGACCTGTGTGAAGGCTCCTGTAGCCCAATCAGTGTATGTGCCAGTCAAGGTATCGCACTCTTGGATTTTCGCGTCTACCGTGCCTCCTGAACCATTATTCACTGGGGTTAAGTAGACTACCGAGGTATGCCCCAGCACGTCAATAGGGGTCCCTAATGCCATATAGCCGTTATTGTGGGTGGTAACGAAGGTAGGCTTGGTGGCTCCTTGATCAGCTAATTTAGCTGCGGTGCCAGTAACTCCTATAATCTCACCCAAGGTATATGCGCCTGAGCGTGATTTTACAATGAATGTTAAAGTAGTAAGAACAGTTACGATGATACAAGTTTTGGATGAAGTCTGGCCGGTGATTACGTCGCCTACCGCCCAAGGAGTAGCTGGTGCAACGTCGCAGGTAAGTAATTCGTAATCAATGGGGTAACTGGTCGAGGGCAACGAGGTATATGGAGTGGTATCAATTGCCATCGTACCTGAATCTATCCCCAATGCCGTGCGGAGTTCTGCCAATGTCACGGGTTCCAACGCCGGTTCAGAGTACACTTTTACGATCATGGCTTACACCTCATCTCTTTTCATACTACATCTACACTATTATTTAAGATATTGCATCTTATTATTTTAAAAGCCCCCCGAATTTCGCATTATCCCATGTTGGCCTCCAGGCGTGGTCAAAATTATCGGAGAAGAGGCGCGGGGGGTCAATTGTAATTACTTTTTCTTCTTACCTTTAGCCTTCTGCTTCTTGGTTTTCTTGGCGTCTGCGATCTGTGCAACTTTACCTGTTTTAGCCATGATAATTACTCCTTTAATTAAAATATGTTGATTCCATCTGCCGCCGTAGCACTAAACCCTTGAGTTTGCGACCTCCACCATACACCCATTTGTTGAGTTCGGTTGGTACATCGCCCCATTCTTCATTATTGATCTTCTTCTTTAATGTTGACATTTTTAACCTGCCAATCCCCAAATTAAAAGTAAAATCAACAATAGCACCAAGCCAATTTTCATCTTCAATAAGTAAATTCGGGCATATTCTAATAGTTCCTGATAGGGCATCTCGTAAATCTTGTTCAAGATACAATTCGGCCTGATCTTTAGTAATCGGTGGATGGCCTTTTTTACAAAGATGACCGTAACCAATAGTCCAGAATCCTGCTGGGCAAATATACGGTTTCGCATAAAATCCCTCGAAGTAAGTAGCAAGTTCAATCGCGTTATCAGGGACATCCATAATTACCTTTTTCTTACAGCATCAAGGACACGACCAATAAAAAAGAAATCTATTATAAACATGCAAATCGCTTTCTCTTGTTCTCCAAATACTAATGGCACTGCCTTAGCCCAAGGGATACCTTCCTGAGCAAAATTATAAGCATTAAGGAATATAACAGCAGGATAAAGAAGAATTACCCATTGTACAGCAATCATTGGGCGAATAAGTTTATTGATAACATTCGCAACCGCAATAAACCAATCAACTACAGGCTTGCCAGTGTATGCAAGTGCTTCATTCTGCCCTTTAATGGATTCGGTAAGCGCATCAATTGCGGCATTATCGAGAGTTATCTTCCCCTCTTCCTTGATCTCCGTGATATGCAATTCGGCCCTTTGCTTATCGAGCTGGAAGGTCTTCTCCATGATAGCGAGTTCTTGTTTGTTATCTTCTTTCTTATTCCACATCTTGATAAACTCAGGAACGAGACGGAGAACACCGCCGAAAATTCCTGACAGGATTGTAATCATTTGTCCCCTCCTTTATGCCTTTTTTCTTCGTGCCGTAATCTGCCACACTCTGGGCATCGGTAGTATTCCCGTGCACCATCTTCATCGATCATAATCATTTCAGTCTGGCAAAATTCACAGATCATTTCACCACTTCCATTGTCCCAAGTTTGTAAACAGTATCTTTGGTGCTGCTAAGACAAAATTCAATGACTTATTAAAGTTCTCTTCCATTTATTTCCACCCTATATGCACAAGTAAAATAGACAAATAAATTCCCGCCGTTCCACAGAAGACTCCCCATAACCAAAAAAGCATTTTACGCGATGATCTTACAGTTTCGCATATACCTTCGTTTCCATCCTTACCATAAAGGATTGTCGCTTGAGATTGTAAAAGTTGATGGTTACGAAAAGCAATGTCAACCAAGACATTAAGCTTTTCCTCCGACCCCATTTGTTTTACACGTTCTTTGTCGAGTGCAACCTCTATTGTTGGGGCATCGCTATATAATGTTGGCATTTCGCGTCTCCTTTACAAAATTAATTGGCTGAGAACAAATCTTTAAGCATTAAGCATGTACCCACCGGCAACCAATGGTCGCCACATTACGGTAATGTCTGCTATCTTGCCCGCGCCTGCTGTGGCCCCGCCGATGGTCAACTGCACCTTCTTCGTAGCTGCTGTAACAGATGGCCCGCGATAAACTGAGTAGAAATTACCCGTCAGATTGGCTTTTGCACCCGCTGTGCTGGAAAGTAGGACAATAGGGGCTACGTCATCGGTCTGAACGCTAATTAAGGTGAAAGTCGCAACCGCACTGAGGTCATCAGGGACATGAACGATAACAGCGTCGATGAAGAGTGATTGAGATGTGGCAGTCATCACGTCATAAGTTGCGGCAGCCTGAGCGAGGGATATCTGCTTATAGTTGACTGTAGATTCCGGCATGAATGATTTCGGCACCCATGCGTAGCCGTTGTAGATGAACATGAATCCGGTGTTGAATTCGTAAAAAGTTGCACCGTTATTCACAACCGTTGGCTTCGTGTCTGTTGAGAGACCTACGAAGCGGTTATTCATCGAACCTATTGATTGAACTGTCATTTTGATAACCCTCCTTTTTCGGGTATCAGTTAAAAGTAGGGGCCGGGTAGATATCCCCTACCTGAAAGGGGTTAATTAAGCACTTGCCGCGCTAACAACATAATGTAGAAACCCTGTTAGCTTGCCAGTAAGCATGGCACTCGTTCCAACCGTACAGGTGATCTCACGCGCTACTGTACACTTGATTCCGGTTGACTCAGGGGTATTGCTTTTCGGGACAATGGCTTTCAGCCCAATAGAACTATAGGGCGCACCAGAAACAGCCGCTGCCGTTTGGATATCATTAGCTCCTTCAACCATAATAGCAATAGTTCCATTATTGGCATTGTCCGATGTAAACAAGGTGTTGACATCGAAAAAACCACCGATAACCACTGCATCAGCCGGGATTGTTACACCCGTCCCATGAGGTGCAACTGTCCGATCTCCCGCAACTGCCATATCAAAAACAAATCGTGCTACACCCATCCTACCAAGCCCTTCTGTGGCCATCGCTGCCGGTAATGCCGCCTGGTCAATCTCTGCCCCAGTTGCAGTGGATGTTGGGACAGAGTTAAGATTCGCTGCTGTCGCTGTAACTGCAACCTCCGCACCAGCAGCACCAATTTTGAGTCCACCAACGGGAAGTCCAAGAATATCAAGGTTCTTTGATGCGCCCAAAACAGCCGCTTTACTTGCTGATGCAACGCCAGCGGACACAGCGTCAAGTACATCCACTTCCGCCGCAGAAAGCGCCGCCGTAGACAACACCACATACGCATCCACCATCGCACCTGGATCGGGTACGTGGACTGTCAAGCCAGCACTTTGTGCGTCAGTTTGTACAGTAGCCTTATATCCTGGATTCGCACCATCGGACAAAATGAGTTTACCAACAACTCCAGTCGCGCCGATTGTACCAAGAGTCAGGTTGCTGATTCCTGCGTGGTCTTTACTGGCGTCAAGAATGACCGCCTTGCTGGCCGTCGCAGTTCCCGCCGTCACTCCATTTAGGACACCTAACTCGCCACTATCCAAACCAGATAACGCGGCGATCTCATCAATAAGGCTAACTCCATTGGCAGTTATATCGCCACCGGTATTCACCTCTACAATCCCACCGCTTTCTACGGTTATAAGGCCACCGCTTGCTACAACAATTTCATCGCCACCAGTTTTGCGATATGTCTTAGGCTGGTAAGTCGTATCTGCCATGATAAAATCCTCCATAAATCCGATTGGTTGCCGTCTGATGGCCTCGGATTTAAGACCACCAGACGTATCCAGCTAAGGAATCGGTTAAACTACTTAGTTACACTTACAGAAGCGGTAATTCCGCATTGCCCTTGATCACATTCACACCGATAATCGTTCCGGTCGTGTTGGCATTAGCCTCAGCCGTGGTCAGCTTAATGAACCGCTTGCCGCCGACATAGCCAATCTGAGTCACCGCAGCCGCCTGAAGAGCCGTAGCCAAGGTGAAGATTATCCCGGTGGTGATGGTCGTGGTAGTCGTGGGGACATTCACATCGGCAATGGTGCAATCCGAATAGGAACCAGCGACTCCCGTACCATCATCATCCGCATGAGTTAGCGCAATCGTGATGGTTCCGGTATCACCAACAGGTTTCGCGGCATTGCTGATTTCAACTACCGCCGAATTGAAGCCCTTCAGATCAACTTCAACCGCAGCGGGCACCGTAGCGTCAAGCACCAGAATCGGCGCGTAGACTTGGACAACTTTCAATTTACTGTATAAATCCTTCATGATTCTTTACCTCCTATTGATTCTGTGCCACGACTAATCGCAGCTTTGGTTTAATTTCTTCCCCATAGAGAGCAATGATTTCATACGCCCACGCCACGAGGTCTTCTGGTCGTTGGCCGGGAGGGTGTCCCTTGTAAAACAATTCAAGGTTCTCCGGTCGGTTATCATCACGCTTACCGTTAATGTGATGAACGAGTTCGTCTTTGCGGACAGGACGGCCCAACTTTTCCGACATGACTTCCCTGTGTTCCAGAACATTGCCACGGCATCCGGCAAGAATATTTCCGGGGTCTTTCCGCATTACGTACCCGTTACTCATTTTGGCAGAATACGGTTCGTTAATATTCTGTCTTGTCAGCGGGGTTGTTGTGTCGCCGCCCTTCATAAATCGCGCATAATGTCCGCAACAGAACCCCTTAGTGGTTGCATGTTTTTCACACCCCAGCAACAAACACTTTGCTCTACCCTGTTCCGAGGCCGGTTTTCTGTCCGGGCCTCCGCCAAGAGGATCGCCCCATCTCTGCCAACGTCCATAATGGGCCGAGCAAAGACCTTGCGCCAACAGAGTCCGGGTACAACCCGCAACCGAGCATTGCCTTTCGGGTTTTTCGGTTACGGGCGATACCCATTTCTCTCGATCTTGCATAGGTCCCCCACCAAGCGGATCTCCATGCCTTCTCCATCTCCGGTAGTGCAGATTACAAAAACCATTGCGGATATCTCCACGATTTTCACATCCTTCGATGGTGCATTTACGATCATTTAATGGTTTTAAGCGGTCCATTGCAAATCCCCTAACTATGCGGAAACCTTGAGGACTTTCAAGGCTTCTGGCATTATCAAGCCTCCGCCAACTCGCTTAGTTGTATAAAATAATACATTCCCCTTGCTCGTGAATGGGTCTCTTAAAATCCTGATTCCCATCCGATCCAGGATCAGATAAGCCCGCTTGAAATTACCGAAGAACGCGGGGAACGTACCGGCACCGATATTGGCGATGTTGTCATCCAGATTAACCGGATAGCCAAACAGGACATTCGGCTCACCAGCTTCCAGACCTGCCCTCCACAGGTAATTGCCTTCACCATCTTTCAACTGGCGAATTACACCAGCCGTAGCCCGGTTCATCAACCAAGAAGCACCGTTCAAATAGATGGGCTTCAGTGCAAGCGTAACATCCATAAGTTTGTCGGCGTTGTTGATAAGGGTTGCGTGGCCGGAGGTCTTGAACCCAACCTTACCCCATGCGTAAGAGGCATCCGCAACCATCGTATAGGCTGCGATCCCGTGGGGTTTCTCAACACCATTACCAGTAATAAAAGCTGCACCTTCCTGCTCAGTGAACTCAACAGAAACCTCATCAGCCAACCATGCAGCCAGATCCATATAGGCATCGTCAAGCGCAATCTGGGTCGTTCCCGGTTCGGCATAGAGTTCCTTTAAGTTGATGGCGATTTCCCGCAGGACAGGAGTATCGGTTTCGGTACGGGATGCTTTTTCGGCTACCCATCCAGAACTCGCTCCGCCTTGGCTAACGAGTTTCTTATAGGTGTCGGTTCCGATAGTGCGAACCGTAGCCAATCGCCGCATTGCGCTCATGGTCATTGCAACCCGGTCAATGGTCTGGTCGAACTCCGGGGGGGTGATTACGTACCCGCCATCAGGATCACTCAGCGTCGAAAGCCCAGCCTGAATCTGAAGCTGCTTGACAGCCGCAAACTGCGCCTCCCCGCCTTGCCGGAACCACTTCTCGAAAGCTGCCTTGTGTTCGGCCTTGATCTTGTCGATTACGGTAGTGCTTCCACCTTTGAACTCGGCACGGGCAACTTCCGTCTGCAATGCTTCCAACTGGGCCTTCAGGTCGCCAATCTTGGTCATGTCGGCATTGATAGCCGCAACCTTCTCCACCAAGTCAGCCGGTGCGTAACCTTTACTCTCTACCGCCTTGATGCGGGTATCATTTGCCGCTTTGAATTCCTCGAATGTTCTGCCGAGGGCTTCAATTAATTTCTTCAACTCGTCCATGTTAATTTCCTCCTTATACGGTTAAAATTGACGTTAGTTTTTTGAGTTCCGATGCGATGGTCAGGTATTCTACAAGTGCCTTTGCATCGTGTTCGTCCTTCTCCGCCTTGTCGTCATCCTCACTTGCATCAGCGCGTTTCGCAGCTAAAGCTCGTGCATATTCTCGACTCGCACCCGCGTTACGCAGAGCACGTTCCGTTTCTTTTCTGGTTAATTCGCGACCTTGTGCATCATCATTGATATTTTCGGGTAGATTAGCGAAGATAGATAGGTTGAAATCTGCCTTCACTGATTTACCATCCACAATGGTATCCACGAACCCTTTGTCTTTGGCTTCCTTTGCGGTGAGCCAAGTAGTTGCTTTCATCATTTCGGAGATTTCCTTCTTGCCCATCTTAGTTTTCTTCTGGTAGGCATCGAGGATAGTCCCGTCTATTTTCTCAAGCAGGTCAGCGGTATCGCGCATTTCGTATTGATTACCCATCATGAAAGTCCACGAGTTATGCACCATCAGGAGTGTATTATCGTAGGCTTGCACCTTTTTCCCAGCCATAGCAATTACAGAAGCGATGGAGGCCGCTAACCCCTCAATGCGAGTAGTTACGTTGCCTTTATGAGAAGTAAGTGCATTGAAAATACTGGCTCCGTCGAATACATCGCCCCCTGGACTGTTAATTCGCACCGTCACATCGCCCATGTCGGCCAAGGCGTGTATAAGGTCACGAGGGTCATTGTAGGGCCACCCCACATAGTCGAAGAGTAGGATTTCAGATGGCTCATCAGCATTCTTGGCAGCAATCACCTTAAACCATTCAGGTTTATCTAAGGGTTTATTGTAGATAGTAGCTATTGCCTGGGCGTTGGCTTGTGTTCTATATGATAGCTTCATTTGGCAGCTCCTTTCTCCGGCACTGCCGGGGTATTGGGATCTTTTGTAGTAGATGTTCGTGTTTCGTATTTATCACCATCTGGGAAATACGGGTTCATCTCAAGTAACCCTCTAACTTCATTAGGATTCATTATGCACTTGTCGATAGCAATAGCAAACCCATCCATTTGATCCTTAAACGCCCCTCGCAAAAGGCTACGCATCTCAAACTTGGCATAGTATCGACCCTTCTCTGATTCCTTTAGAAGGGAACGATAGATAGCCTTTTCCCTATTTACAACAATTGGGGTGATCGCATGGACAACAAAGGCCAACATAAACTGTTCAGCAGATGCGAATGTGGTTGGGTTGTCACCAGCTTGGAGTAGCATTAAAGGAACCCGGAATAGGCTTGCTACCCGTGATTCGGTGAATTTCTCGTTTTCAAGAAATTGCTGGTCAACCAACTTGATAGGGGGGAAGTCGATCTTCATCCCATCATCAACAAGCATAACATCCTGAGCGTTATTCATGCCTCCATATTTAATCTTATAAGCGGAAAGCATGTTGGCATGGTCTTGGGGTGCCAAGCGAAGGGGGTGGGTTAGGATGGCTCCTGGGTGCATTCCCTTGCCGAAATATTGAGCCTTAAATTTCTCGCTCGCCATCCCAACGCCAATGGATTCACGGTTATAAGCAATAGGGTTGAGGCCACTATATCCATTTAAGGACATCCCCCGCACATGGAAGATTGACTCTTGTGTGTACTCTTTGGTCGTATTCCCATCAGTAATCTTGTATGTCAAAGACCAATCGGGGTTCTGTTTGATTTCCTGCAATCTATCAGGTGCTATGGGGATTAATTCCCGTAATTCGCCTTTATACATTGTCTTGAATGCGAGGAAGTCTCCACGAAGCGATTCATGTGCTATCGACATTCCCCAAAGTTCATCAGCACCCATCCAAGAGTTCGGCTGGTCATGGATAATACGGTAGAGGGGGTGATCTACTGCTTTACGAGTGGTAGCATCCTTGCCTTCGCCAACACGTTCCATAAGGTGACAAGGCATTTGAGCTATGGATTGGTAAAGAACCTTCACGCAAGCGTAGACAGTTGCTAATCGCATAGCAGATTCGGAATTGACTGCTATACCGGAGGAAGATGCCCCACCGCCAAAATATTCACGGATAAGAGTGTCAAGGGTAGATGATACGGCCTTGGGGCGGGGTAGGCGATCCATGAAACTCATTTACGATTACCCCCCATCAGCCAGCCGGTAGCCATGAGGATAACACCACAGACGCTGAATGATACCCACGGCAAATAAAGAAAAAGGCCGTACCCAAGCATAATGAGTCCACCGAAGAACAGAACTAAGCGGATATCGAACGCCGACCACATCGCAGAAACGGAAAAAGTCAGGAACTTTACCAGCCTCCCTACAGGCGAAAGCATTGAATCTATTAGCGATTTCAGTGACATTTTAGCGCATTATCCGTAACCTTAATCACATTAAGTAAAGAAATAAGACTCTTTTGAAGGGATTGTGGCACAAAAACGTAGTATAGTTTTTAACAGGTTAGAAAAAATCTTAGGTGAGCGTTGTATGTTGTTGTAATTCTTCGATAACTTCGCGTGATATTCTAAGCGTCTTGCCAGGGAGCTTTATGGCTTCCAGCCTGCCGGTTGATATCCAATAATAGATGGTGGGTAGCGAGACGGATAAGAGTTCGGCTACCTTAGCAGGCCGGAGTAAGGATTTAGCGGGCAAGTTGGTCATTTATTCCTCCATTTCCACGTGCTGATGATTGCTAACAACATTTTAATCTTTCTTACCTTGTAGTATTTCCTCGGTTGACCATCCTGCGTACATCGACTGTTGTGGCACGCCCTTCAACATCGCTTGCCGGACTGCCATAATTAAACTTACCGCACCGTCAATTTTGGCCTCTGCACGTTCCTTGGTTGGATAATAATACTTAACCGGCCCGCTATTCCTGCCTTGCTTCTTAACTACATTCCCCACCATCCAAGTGATCACGGGGTCTCCATCAAATTTTATCTTAGCCGAATATATCAATGCTTCTAATTCCTTCATCGGTTCTGACATTAATGATGGACCTTGGTTAATTTCAATACATTCAAAACTTGCCCACTCCATAATATTATTAATTAAATATGTTGCCTCATGCGGATCAAATGCCAATTCTTGAATAGGGTAGGTACTGTTTATTAATTTTATATCATCTTCTATATACTTGAAATCAGTTCTTGCTCCGGGAGTTTCAGTAATATATCCCTCTTTTACCCATTTCACATAATGCTCATTACCAGCAAGGTTGACGGTATCGGCAGGAAGATAATACTTAGTAAATACCGAAAACCCGCTATCGGTTACAAATAAAATGGTCAAGGCACAAATGTCTATTTTTGAAGCTAAGTCCAAGGCACAATAGCAAGAATGTCCAATAAAATCTTTTACTTTTAAGGAAGTATCAATACATTCTGCCCATTTTTGCATATTCATCCATGCCACCCCCGCGTTAGTCCATAGATTAAGGTGTTTGCATAGGTTGATGTTTTGCTTGCTTGCGTCCGTCATTGTTTCATTATATTTCTGACGCAAATAATCTTCATCTACCGACACGCCATAATTCGGGTTAGCTTTCTTCCAATTATCAAAATCATTCCAATTATCTTCAGGATCAATACCATAAATTATAGCAAAAAAGGTGTCGTCTTGGATTGTATTATTAAGAACCTTGACCGCCCTTTGGTGCATTTCATAGCATGGCGTTGATGTATCAGACCCAGCAGTAGTTATTACAAACATTAAGGCTTGTTCACGCGATCCCATCCCTGTGTCCATTGAAGCATATTGGACATCAGTTCTATGTTCGTGGTATTCATCTATGATAGCACAATGTGGTGATGAGCCATCACCTGGATTCCCTACCAATGGTTCAAATCTTGACATATCAGATAGCTTGTAAATACTTGTTGGGTTGCGGGGAGTGCCGGACAAAGATATCCCAAAGTGATCTAAAAACGCAGGAGTATTCTTAGCCATTTGCCAAGCGGGGCGGAACACTTCCAACGCTTGCTTTTCAGTAGTCGCACCTGAATACACCTCCGAACCTTTTTCACTATCAGCGGATAACATATATAAGCCAGTAGTAGCTGCATCAAATGACTTCCCATTCTTGCGAGGAACTTCAACCAACACAGTTCTAAACCTACGTTTGCCATTCTTTTTCTTTACCCATCCCCACACAGCACATTGTATAAATATTTGGTGTGGTTCGAGTTTCAATGGCTTGCCAGACCACTTACCCTTTATGTGGGGGAACAATTCAGAAAATGCACATCGCTTATCAGCTAATTTGCTATCAAATTGGAATGGATATGTGGAATCGTGTTGTTGAACTAAATTATCTAAGTGGCGTTGACATGCTAATTTTACAAGATTACTTGATAATATAGTTCCATTTACAATATCTTCGCAATACTTTTCAGCAATTTCAGAATAAGTCATTAAATTAACCAAACGCCTCAAATGGGTTCACTTGCTTCTTTTCTTTTTTAGCCCCTACCTTTTGAGCCGATGCAGGTGATAACCCAAATTCACAAAGAAGAGAATGAAGATGCCGAGCTGCTTTTTCTCGCATTGTTACCTCTGGCCGTTCTCTAATTACAAAACCACCACGAGTGTCAGTGCTTTCATAAGTAACCCCCTTTTCATTAAGAAATAAATCTAATCGTTCGACCTCTTCCATGCGAGAAGATAGCAATGCCAATGTTTCTGTATAAGTTGCAGAATCCAACCCAATCTCTCCTATCCTGCCGACCATATTAATGAATATCCTCTTGGCTTTAAAATTTAACCAATCAGGCGGAATAGGTTTATCCGAAGATGGTGGAACTACTATCTTTTCCCTGAATGGTCTATTTGTCCCCTTAGCTTTTTTAATATCTATCGGGATTGCTTTTCTGCCTGCCATTTTCTCACCTCTCGTTCTATGATGACTCTTGCTAATTGTGCTATTGGCCTCCGCTCATTACCTGACCAATCAAGAAGTTGTATATAAATTTCTTCAGTAAGCACAACGGTCATTGGACGTTTCTTCTCCATTGTATTATCTACTACCCTTTTTTGAATTGCAAATAAAATGTGCAAGTTGAAGATTCGATGGCTCATGATTGCCGCCACGCGATAAAGGAATAATATGATCTACGGTAGCTGTAAATAAATGCGGGACCGACAGCTTCATGTCAACCTTCTTATAACAAATTTGGCATATAAATTGATCTCGTCGGAATATTGCACCGTAACTAATCCCTTTCATGGTATCGCTATCTATATAACGACGAAGATTTCTACTCCTCTTGTTATATTTAGCCAAACATTTATCAGAACAAAACTTCTTCCGTTTATCCCCATATTCAGGAGTAAACGATATGTCGCACATCTCACACCGACAAACCACTAACGCTTTTTTACTTTTGTTAATTAAGAAACTTCTATTGCTTGATTTTTTCTTCCTACATTCATCACTACAATAACGAGCACGCCCAATTGGCAATAGCTTCTCGCATATTTTACATTTATGGATTTCCACTATCACCTGTTTAGATGGTGCAACCACTTTTAAAAACCTTTTATATATAATCAACTCTCTGCGTTCTATAACCATTTCTGGTGTTATATCTTCCCATTTAATCTTTACTTTTGCTGCATTATAAATAGACCTTTTCACTATTCTATCAGTCAGGTTAGTACGTTGTTCTTGTTCGTAATTTCTTCTTTTGTAGTCATGTTCATTTTCATTTTTATTCATGTAAAAAACCTATTCCCATGTATTTTTTCATGACAAGCAACGCACAGACTTTGCAGGTTATCTAAAGCCAATTTTAAGTTCGGATTATCCGCAACAGGAACAATGTGATGCACAAGAACAGCAGGGGTTTCAACGATACACTTTTCGCACAGAGGATTTATTGACAACTTGATTTCCCGAACTTTTATCCATTTCCGGTCGTAACCTCTTTCATATGAATTCCCTCTGGTTTTATCATATTTTGCTTGGACTTGCTTAGCGTGAAGGTCGCACTTCCAACCCTTAGTGGCAAAATTAGGACACATTGGCGTTGTGCATGGCCTTGATGGTTTTAATGATTGCATGGCATTATGTTATAACTAAATATATTAT